AATGATAGTTACAATCAATAAAAGCCAAAGTATGATTACAAAAAAAGCCCAAATATTTGGATCGTAATTTTTTAATTTCATAATTAATCCTTATAAATTTTTATAGCAATAATTACTGTAATAATTATTGTAGCAAATATTATTAAATCAACGCTTGCCATTTTTATTTTTCTTCTCCCTTCCAAGTGCATCATACTTTTTTTTGTATGCTACAATTAACTTTTTTATTTTAATTAAATAATTATCTTTAATCATTGTAGTTTTCTTGTGTTGTTAAGATCGTCAATAACATCCTCTGTAACATCAACTTCTCCTTGATTTTTGCAATAATCACAATTAATTACTTTTTTCTTTCGGTCATCATGTTTAAACAAATATATAAATCCATTACCATTACACTTTGGACATATTATTTTACCGCTCATTAATTATTCCTTTCTGTGTTAAACTATATTTTTTAAATTTATAGAAAGCTTGTTTTGGATTAAACCCTGCATTCTCACAAACATTTGCAAAATCTAGATTAAAATCTTTCATCCAGTCTCTCGCCACTTGTCTCTCCAATGGACTTACTTGTGATTGATTATTACCAAATGCATCTTCTATAGCCTGCAATAACACTGCTCTCCATAGTCTTTGTTCGGGAAGCATTTCTTTTTCTTCCCTAAACACATTTAAATTACTTGGACAGTTTGCCATTGAGCTGTTTCGCTTTTTCATTAACTAATATGTTAATGGTTTGAGATCTGCTAATCACTGCATTAGGCACTATTATTTTTCTTATTTTATCTATTTTTAAATATGTTTCTTTTGATAAAGATACATTTTTATATTTAGTTATGTCGGTCATTTCTTACCTTTCTATTATTTTGTTATTAATATAAAATATTATCCTATATTATTATATAAGTCAACTATTGTTTTCTACCTTGGCCTACATATTTTTTTCGCGTATTATGTTTATTAGGTCGTTTTGAGTGTCGTCTGGGGCGTTTTTTGTTGGTTTGTTTTATAAATTTACCGTTGCCTATTGCTACTTTTTTTGCCATGTTTACTTATAAAATTTCTCTCATTTTCATTTAATTTTAAATATCTTATATATCCATTGATATATTGTTTAGTATCTTCGCCACAATTAGTGCATCTATAATAGTCTTTTACAATTGCAACAAGAAATGCTCTTTCATTACACTCAGGGCAAATTCCAAGAACGTTATCAATAAACATAAATTTATCAAGTTTAAATGGGTACATTATAATACTGTGTATGTTACCCTACCATTTAATCTCTGTGCACTCAAATAAGATTTTCTATTACCAGAATTGTCATAACTGCAATGAATCCATCCAGAGTTAGGGTCATCAGGAGTCCAAAATTCTAATATACATTGATCGTAATCAAGATTTTTTACGATCCAATCACTAACTTCTCTATTATGTATGCCGAATAGTTCAAAGTCAGCCGCCTGTCCTTTAGTGTGTTGACTAGTTGCTGATGATCCTATGGCCTCGCAGAGCGCTGGTGATCTATATCCGGAAGAAACAGATACTGGTATTTTAAAATGATTACGAACAGGTTGTAATATGTAAGTACAAAGTAAAATTAAATTAGTGATATGTTCATCATTTGGTTCATTTGGTATACCAAGTCTTATCGCTTCTTGCGATTTTGTTAGTTCACTCAATGTAAAATTTTCACTTAGTTTCATTTTTTAAATTTTTTATAACATTAACAACATGTTTTTTATACTCCTCATTTGTAGAAAAGCTACCTAAAGTTTTTGCCATTAAAATAGAATCTTTATTTGATGTAGTTTCCCTAACTTTTCTAAATTCTTCGTATACTTTTTTTGTATTTAAAATTTTAATGTAGTATTTAACAGATTCACATTTATTTTTAAAAATTCTTACACGCCATTCTATTGATTCAGGTTGTAATAATGGTAACATTCCTTCTTTTGACCACACTCGTATACCAAACAAATTATGACCTTCCCGTGCAAACCTTGATTTTCCATAATTACTCTCAACAATGGCTTGCGCTATGATTAGTTCTTGATTTATTTGTTGTGTTTTTGGTATGTTAAAATTTAGGTAAGATATGCAGGATTTGAGAGCGGAGATGAATTCTTTGTCGTTTGAATACTCAAACCTCGGAATCTCCTTCTTGGCGGCCGGACTGGGAAAGAATGTACCTAATACAAATGCTATTAGAGCTATAATCAAATATTTTGTTGCTGTGGTCTTTACTATCATAACATTTACAGTAATTTAAAAGACAGCATCCAGTTGTTAAATTGTTTATACAATTAACTTTTTTTTGACTCATCTACGTGATAAAACATATCATCCGTATCTTCTAATTTCCAGTCCTTGTTCTCCACGTTCCATTCATTAGTTTGTACCTTATAATCCGGCCAATGTGTTGAAGTTGTAAAGCTAGCAATACTCCACAAAATACGATTATTAGGCTGAGCTGCGAAATTGCCGTTATCAAGAGCCAGTACATGAGCACACTTATGTTGATCGGGAATTTCAGAATGTTCAGTATCGATGATATTAGGCTCCGGATGAGCCCAATCAATTGTAAATAAATATTCTCCATAAATAAATTTTTTATCTTTACCTAAATATTTACAGCGCTGTCCTATTAAAAAATCAAAAGTAGTAATAGCAGGATAATAACTAAATGAATTCCACAACTCAAGATCTTCGAGATTTGGATGTTCCACTTGTTTTTTATGCACATCACTGCTGTCTCCTCTTTGAAGAAAAGCAGAGATAGGAAGCCGCCAATATATTGCACCATTCGTAAGTAAAGCATGAAATAAGATTGCACGCCCTGGAATACTCGCAATAGCAAAGACCACACAATCTTCAGTTTCGCCTTGATGTTTTCGTAAGTCATATAAATATTCCCTCCTTATTTTACAATATATGGGTGGTATATTAGCATTTAAATAAGACATTGTATATTATTTAATATCTCCCCAAGTATCTCCTGATTCATAATCTACTTTATTAGGTATTTCTAGTTTAACAGCTGATTCCATAATTTTAATTATTTTACTTGCATGTTCTGGTGATTCAACAGAAATATCTAATTCATCATGAATTTGTATGTGAGGCACAACACCTTCTTCATGTAAACGTATTAAAGACATTTTTGTCATATCTGCTGCAGATCCTTGTATTAATCTATTTAAAGCTCTGTAAGTAAAAGCTCTTTTAATACCAAATGTATATTCTTTTTGTGCGTCTTCTAATTTTTTAGGTGTACCTGTATTAAATGTTAATGGTTCCCACAAATCAAAATGACAGATTCTTCCTTTTAAAGTTCTAATAATTCCAGATCTATCTGCTTTGTTAGTTGTGTTTTTCATTAATTGTTTTATAAAAGGTGCTTTGGCATGATACTGCGCAATTAATTTTTCTGCTGACTCTTTCATTAAACCTAATTCAGCCATTAATTTATTTTTACCCATACCATACATTAATCCAAGATTAATAGTTTTAGCTTGTGATCTTTCAATACCTGCCATCTTTGCAACTGCTGCATGAAAATCTGCTTCACCATTAATATAAGCATTTGCAATTTCATCAATGCCATCTAACTTTTGTAGTTTAGCATAATGAACTAATATTCTTGGTTCTTGTTGTGAGTAATCAAATACTCCCCACTTATGATTTTTTTCTGGAATAAATATAGATCTAATTAGTGGACCTAATTCCTTATGTCTTACAGGAATTTGTTGCAGGTTTGGATTAGACATTGAAAATCTTCCTGTTACCGTTCCACCATCATCAGATCGTATTTGATTTATATCTGCATGAATTCTTCCATTATAAGAATGTTTTGTAATTGTATCTATAAAAGTTGTATGTGCTTTGTTTATTTCTCTTGCATTTGCAATTGATTGTGCAAGTTCATGTGGATGATTTGCTAAAAAATTTCTAGTAAAACTTGGAGCTCCTGTTTTTTCTGTTATATCATATGGAAGTTCAAGTGCTTTAAATGCCTTTGCAATAGATGCTGCGGCCCATAATTCTACATCAATGTTAGTTAACTCCTTGATTTTAAACAACAATTTCTTTTCTTCTTCTATTAATTTTTTTTTAATTTTTTCTGCTTTTTCTAAATCTACTCTTACACCTTTAAATCTCATGTCCACTAAACATGGAAATAATTTTGTTTCCATATCAAAAATATCTACAAGATCTTGTTTATTAATTTCTACTTTCATTTTATGCCAAAGTTTTAAAGTAGATTCTGCATCTCTTTCTGCGTATTGACCAACAAACATAGATGGAAGTTTCCACAAATCTTTTTTAGGATTGATTCCATATTCTTTTGCTGCTGCTTGTAATACAGCTTCATCCTTACCAACTCCTGCATATTCTTTTGCAAGTGTATCAAGACGATAACTTAATCTATTTTCATCAACAAGTGATGCTGCAATCATAGTATCTCTAATATTTTTTGGTAGCGTAAGTCCTGTTGATCTTAACCAACACACGTCATACATTGCGTTGTGAAATATAAATGTAGCATCTTGTTTAAATAAATTTTGTAACCAATTTAAAACTAATTTCTTGTCCATGTTGCCACCACCTTCGTGTGCTATTGGATAATATGCAGACCATCCCTCCACTGCTACTGCAACTCCTATAATTTTACCATGACCAATCACGTTCCCCGATCCTATTTCCATTAAGTTTGGATCATAGGTCTCTAAATCTACTGCAATTTCTTTGTAGCCGCGTAAATCTTTTAATTCTTCAGGAACCACCCATTCTGTTTGTGGTGTAAATAAAACTTGTTGAAAGGTTCGTGTCATTTATTTTTATAATCTCTTTCTAAAATCATTTCTAAATAATGAATTGCTTTTAACACATCTTCCTTCTTACCTTTTAATCCATGACGACAAATGTATTTAATTGCATTGCCTTCTGCAAAAGGTAAATTATTTTCATTTATAAACACCGAAGGTTGTATTTTCATTTTTTTATAATGTTTACCACCTACTTGTCTAAAAAATACTTTATTAATCATATGATATATGCTTTGCTAAAGTCTCTTGGATCTACAATATGAAGCTCTTTTCTAGCTCTGGTGCAAGCTGTGTAGTATAATCTATGTAAATCATCCGGGTCATCTTCATTTTGTCTAATAGCGGCAGAAGTTAAATCAGTTAGAATACAAATATTGTCTTGTTCACCACCTTTAAATGAATGAATTGTAGATAAAAGAATTCTAGGAGTTTTGTTTATCTTCTCACCATTTGCTCTCATATTACGAATATAATTTTCTGTAATTGTATCAACACCTTCAAATGATTCATACCATACTTTGTTAGTAAGTAAACCATGATTTTGCATACAATCATTAATTAAATATTTTTCTTCTGCTTTTAATGTTTTAGCATCTCTATATCCAGGAGTTACATTGGCTCCTAAATATCTGTATATGTTTTTTATTTGAAGATAATTTAATGGTGTATTGTTTCTAAAATCTTCCCAGTTACTTAACGCAAGTAATAATTCTAATGATATAGAATTAACGCCTTTGTATTGATAGTACCATCCTTGTAATTCACATAATTCTTTAACATCATTTAAAAAATGATTAGCTGTTGCAAGGACTGTCCAATTACCTTTAGACATATCTACTTGTGTAATATCTGTATAATATTTTAAAATACCTGTTTCTTGCCTTGGTTTATAATCTTTTTCATATCTATTCTTAACTCTTGATATAATTTTTTGTGATAATTCGTGTATAGGACCTCCAGGAATGCGATAAGATTGATTGAGCGTTCTGATCTCATCCACTTCATTTTTTAACGCTATAAAGTGATCTACATCAGCCCCAGCCCACTTAAAAATAGCTTGATCATCATCCCCTGCAATGTAAGTTTTTTCTGCGTTTTTCCATATAGATTTAATTAATTTCCACTGTAAATAAGATAAATCTTGTGCTTCATCTATAAATAATACTTTAAATTTAGGAGTTAAATCTTTTTCAACAAACTCTTCCAACAAATCAGTATAATCTTTTAATCCTCTTTCCTTCTTATATCTTTTTAGTTCTTGGTCTATTAAATATAAGGTGTTTCTTTCTATATCTAATAAATTTTTTCTTAAATCATAACACTCAAGAAGATCCATACCTTTGACTCTTGCCGTATTAATAATGGTTAAGTATTCATTATCTGAATTAAATATACCATCCTCTTCTGAATACGATGCAGTTTTAATAGGTATATTACACTTAACTCCAAATTCTCTATAATCTTCTGGGCTCATCATTCTATCTCTAGTCATGTTTAATAATTTAAAACATAAAGAATGAATGGTTCTAAAATAAATTAAATCATGTTCAGGACTTAATTCAAATTTTTGTGCAGCTCTTGTTGTAGCTTCTATCGCAGCTTTTTTACTAAAAGAAAAATAACCTATCTCTCTTGGTTTAATCCCTTGTTTAATAAATTCATCTACTAGATTTAATAGTGTTGTGGTCTTTCCTGTTCCAGGCGGTCCTAATATTATTGTTTTCATATTTCTTTAACCTCCTTTCTAATATTTCTTTTTGTAATTTTATTTTATTTAATTCTTTTTTTAATAATCTGTATTTTAAAAACCAATTTATGCCTATCATTAAAAGTGTTCTTCTTGATATTTAACTTGTGATACAGAAGCATCAATCTTCTTCATGGTTTTAATTTTTACCAATCTAGGTTCTTGACCTTTAATTTTTATTCTAACTTCTTCTATAAAAATTTGATCATCCTTTAAAGATTTTATTAAATTACCTGTTTTAGATTTATCCATTTCCCAATGATTTTTTTTACAAAAATTGTAAAAGTCTTCCATTCTAAAATAAGTAAATTCTCTCCTATCATCTGTGTATGGAAGTTTATTAAAAATATCTTCCATTGTTCTTGCGTTTTGTCTATTGGTTGTCCAGTCTTGAAGTAACGCAATAATTTGATTTTTAGGATCTAATGATTCCAAAGGTTCTATTAATTCCATTTTATCTATTAATGGTTTCAAATAAAATTCTCTCCAATCTTTGTCTTTTAACTTTGGTATAACGAGATCCGCTTTTTCAAGTAATGCAATGGCAAACATAACAGGATTTGCTAAATGCTCTGTTTTTAGTTCTATTCTTTTTAAATTTTCTCCTTCGCCTACATTTAAAAAATACTGTGGCGGATTAGAATTATATTTCTGTAAACTACTTAACAAAGGCATAGCATCTTCATCAGAACCTACACCAAATTTTTTAGTTTTACATAGTGATGCATTACAAACATCCACAATGGGTGAAAGTTTACATCTATATTTGTCGTAACCTTTTTTGCCAATGGACTTTAACATTTGTTGTACTTCACTGTTAGGTAAAGGCGGCGACATATATTTTAAGTTAGCTGCAACGACTTTATCTTGCCAAGTATCTGGATCTGCTTGTTTAAAATATATGGCAATATTAAACAATGCATTGTTCCTAGATCCTTCGCCAAAGCCGTCGCGAGCTAATCTATTTAAACATGGAGGCCCATCTTTAAATGCTTCTTCTATCTTCTCTTCTTTAATTTGAATTTTTTCAATTTCTTCCCTGCTGCAAGCATAAACATCATAGAGCTTATAAAATTCTTCAAGTGATATAGCGGAGCCATTATCGTCAAAAGCATATCTCAATCCTTTTGTTTGGTTATGGTAGGGAAGATTTAAAAAATTACCTGTGTCCCCACGTTCCACAAGTATTTCAGTTTGTTTAGGAAATATTTCAACACCTGGATATCCTAATCCATCTGAAATTTTTTTAAGTGTAGATTGCATCAAAGATGCAGGTATAAATTCTTTTGCAAATAAAAATACGTGTGCCCCACCAGATTTTGATCTGAATACTATGAGTGGAAGTTTTAAACTTCTTATTTTTTGTATTAAGTTCTTGTGTTCAAGGTTATACTGATCAATATCAATACAACCCCACTTACAATTATTAGATTCATTAATGGGAATAATACCCAAAGCAGGATCAACACCATTAAGGTGGTCTTCCCAAAGGTTATCCGTGACCGGTTTTCTAATGA